GTAGTAAGTTCTACTCCTACGTTAGACATATATTGTGTTGCACCTCTAAATAATGCTGCTTTATATGTAAGTTTGCGTCCACCGTTACTTAAAACATTTTTTGCAAATACTCTGTTTATTGCTTTATCTAATCCAGATTTTTTCATTAATGGACTAGTTAATGGGTCAATAAGTTTTAAGTAACCCGGTGCACTTTTTTTTAAAACACGAGAAAAATATTCTATTCCTACTCTTTCAATAGCAGCTTCACTCCATCCAGTTATTTCTGCTAATACTTGTGCTCTTTCTACACTTATACCTCTACTTCTTGCTTCCATATATTGATGACCAGATGCTATTTGTTTCATGTCTAAAGTCATTTTGTTGGTATAAGCATTCATACCAGTAAAGAGACTTATAAATGGTGAAACTACCTGACCAATTGCGTAACCAACTCCGTAGCCCATAAAATTGCCACCGCCATCATTACCAAATAATTGAGAGAAAAAAGTTGAAGTAAGTGCTTTTGTTGCAACATCTGTTCCCTTGGCTGTTACTAAACCTGCTGTGATTGCTTCAATTTGACCACCACGCAATAAACCCGGCATATATGCGAAACCTTCAAGAAGACCAATACCATTATTGTCGTATTCTCTTAATCTTTCTTCCATTACTCTTAATGCTTCTAAGTCATCTAAATCTTGTTGAGTGGGCACATATCCTTCTTCAAATCCTCTTTTTGTATCTAAAAACGGTACACCGTTTGTTTTTAAACGATCTCCAATGTCTCCCATTTCTCTTGCGATAGTTCCCCTTGCATCACCTTCGTAATAGTTTTGTGCTAACTTTTTAAAACCGGGAAATAAACCTTCAGTTTTTTGTAGTCTGGGAATATTGTCATATGCTATTGCTGCAAAGTTAGGATCACGCAATTGTTTTGCCAACAATGGATTTACTAATGCTAAATCTCGTGCATTAAGATTTTGTATTTCTTGTTGTTTTTTTCTTTCCTCTAATATTTCTAATACACCTTCATTATCTAGTGCCATGTCAGGTGGTATGCCTAATTCTTCAGCTAATATCTGTGCTTTTCCAATTCTGTTTGGATCTTTTTTTTGTGCAAGACTAAGAACTTGTTTTAGTACTTCTTCTTTTTGTTTGTCTTGTACTTTAAAATAAGTATCAAACGGATTGTCATCTACATAATTATTTTGATTAGATCCGTAGCTTTCACCTAAAAATTGATCGTTTCCAACATTATCAAAAGGATTTGATGAACTCATATTATTCCTCCATAGTTAATAATTCATAGTTTTTACTTGCTTTAATAAATTTATCCGCTTCTTCTAACGTTTCTGGCCTACCCATGTTTTGCCATAGTTGTGCAATTTGTTGTTGATTCATAGGTTTTTTACGTTTATACAACGCAGCCATTATTGCAATATTTATATCTGGTGGAATCTCTGAATTAAATATCCGATCTTCTGTTTCAGTTCCATCAGCACGTTTTACTTTGACAAGGACAGATGTTTTATCTAACTTATCCTTTTCACCTGTCTCAAGAACAGTTGCAAAAGTAACCTGTTTTTTATATTTCTTGCCTACATTTACTTTGTCTAATAATACATTTACTAATAATTGTTCTTTTTCTGCTCTAGTTAATTTTCTGCCTTCTACCCTTTGTGCATAATTTATTCTATCTCTCCATGCATCTTCAAGTTCATTATATATAGCTGCATCATCGCCTTTTAATTCTTCTTCTGGAAAAGCTAAATCTCCAAAACCATTTTTATATAAAACACTTTTAAACATTTTGTTATCAGTAGTTACTTCAAAAATTTTTGATTCTCCTCCTCCTTGCAATTCTTTAGCGTATCTTTCTAATTCTAGATAATCAGATTTAGAAATTTTATGGCTGTATGACTCTAAATTATTAACGACTTCTTCTGGATTATCTTTTAATTTAGCTATCGTTCCTTGATCAGAATCTACTGGCTGTCCATTTTTTAAAATCTCTTGATCTTTTGGACTAAAACTATCTATTTGTATTCCATTAGCTGCAAGATTCTTGTATCCGTTTGGCTCTGCAAATGCTATTTTTTTTGCAGCGTTTAAATTTTCATTATAAATTTGTGTTTTTTGATTTGCGATTTTTTCGTATTTAACTTCTAAATCTTTTATTGCGTGTTTTTGTGTTTCTTTATCTGTAATAGTTTCTTTAATTTCACGTTTTAAATCTTCTATAGGACGCAAACCTGTAACAAAATCTACCTTAACTTCTTCGTTAGTATTTTTATAATTGTAATCAATACCTTTTTCTATAATTGCTAAATCGTTTTCTATAATGCTTACATATTCTCCACCACCAAATTTATATTTTTTTGCTGCTTCTTGAACAATTAATTGATTGTATCTTTGTATAATTTTTTTATTTATTTTTTCAGCATATACAGGATCTTCTTTGTATTTTGCTTTATCAATCTCTATGTCTGATTTTGCTTTTGTGTACAATGAATCAGCTTTTTCTACTCCTATATGCTGTATTGCAAACAAGTGCGTAGTTTGATGTTCTGGTATAAGAGTACCTGCTTGTGAAGATTCAGGTGAATAAAATTTAGACGTATCTCTTATTTTTTGTAATGTTTCTATATTTTCTGTTGTTGTTGTACCTGATGTTTCGTTTTCATTTGAATGTAATCCATCTGTGACAACTCCTCCGTTTCCATCTTCATACGCATGGTTTGATTTTAAACACATTGTTTTATTAATTTGACTTAAAAATTCACCATCGTTTTGATTACCAGTATTAGCAAGAGTGGCATTAACACAGTTCTCACCTTTAAAATTCTCGTGTTTTTGTTCTTTGTCTGACGCTAATTCATTAAAAGTTTTATCAGATGTAAAAGGCTTCAAGCTTGCCAAAAAATCTTTAATGCCTTCTGTATCTTTGTCTTCATCTAATTTATCTAATACATCTTTTGCTATTTCCTTATCAAGCTCACTTTTTTCTTTTAAATATTGTTCACTTATTCCAATTTTTTTACCGTTAGCATCAACGGCATTAGGGTCAAGATTCCAACCTTTTAAAACTGCTTTTTGTTCTAATAATCTATGTGCCGCTATACGATTTTTATTAAATTCACCCTCTGGATCTCTAAAATCTTTATAATTATTTTTTGCTTTAGTTTTATGTATGTCAATACTCGCATTTGTTTCGTTTTCTAATGCTATACGTCCTTGTGTTAAGGAATGATTAATCATCTTATTTTGTGCAGATTTTATAGACGATGACATCATTTGTTCATACATATATTTAACAACGCCATTACTAGCTTTATCTGAACCAGTATCAAGAACTTTTTTTAATTTATTGTTGTTATATTCATCTAAGGTATATACCTGATCTTCTCCCTCTCCTTCTGTTGTTAATGGTTTTACTGCATCGTAACCTTGTAATTGTCCATATTCGTTTACAACAGCTTCAACTTCATAATGAGCTTCGTTATACAAACGTTTAGCTTCAGAATCATTAAGCTGATCATCTATTCGATTTAACGTTTTTCCAAAAGCTATTTGAGCTTGTGACATACGTTTTATGTCATCAGAAACTACATCTTTTTGTGGTTCTACACTAGTAGCACCAAATTGCACTTCAGAACCTGTTTCTACTTGTTCTCCTAATTTGTAATTTTGAAAAGGAACTTTTGCCATAATTATGCTCTTAACATTCCTTCTGGTAAGCTGCTAAGAACATTACCTGCACCTGTTAACAAACTACTGCTCATATTCATAAACGGACTAATAGAAGACGCTGTAGCAAACATATTACTTGCACTCATTCCATACATATCTCCTTGTATTCCAAGACCTACACCTTCTAATCGTTTGTTTTGTACTGCTCGCACTTTATTAGAATTCATCGTTAATTTATCTATCTCTGCCAATATGTCATTACTAACCATTGCATTTAAATTACTACCAACACCTCTTACACCACCTCTAGAAGCTATTGATACTATGTTTTTAGACTTTGCTGCTCCTTGCTTCAAACTCATTATTTGAAATCGTTTGTTATAAGCACGATTTATATGCTGTGCTTGACTTTCTTTTTGACGCATATTAAAAAGAGCCATATCTTTTTTATGCTGCAAACTTAAAGCTAAACTTTTTGTTTTATATTTTTCTGCACTTGCTGCGTAAAAAGAACCAACAGCACCACTTACCGCACCAAAACCCTGTGTAATTATCCCTGCTTTACCTAAATTACTTAAGCCACTCCAACCTACTTGAGCCATTGTTGTGCTTACCTCAACGCTTCTTTATTTTTTAGTATATCTACATAATATCTTTTTACGGTCACACTATCCACCCATAGCTACTTCTAGTGTTAAACCTACAATAGTTAATGGTAATGGGTCAGTTTGACGTACAAACAATTGGCCGTTGTCTTGCCATTGTGGTGTAAGCATAATCTTTATGTCTTGCGTTTTTAAATTTGGCGGCGTTCCATATGGTTCTGTTGTACGTTGTTTTGCTTCTACTAATTTATCTGCACTAGGACCTGCAAAAATACCAGAAGATTCTAATACTCGTAACCATACATGATTTAAATTTTTGACTCTACCTTGTCCAAATGCTTCTACTTGTAATGCCATTGGTAAAGTTTGCAAATCAGCTTCTATAGGTAATCCAAGATGTACGATACTAGACGCACGTTCTAATGTAATAGAGCCATTAACAACTGTTCTTTGTGGATGTACAGCACCGTCCGCTAATATGTTTAATTTTTTACCTTCTAAAAAAGTAATACCTGATATTACATTTCTTGCAACTTCATATGTAGTTATTGCTGTATTGCGTAAATTTACAGGCAAATCCCGATCAAGTTTTACTGTAGCTACTGTTTGACTTGTTGTAGCAGTAATATTGCAACGATAATAATTTGCACCATCAACCAATACAATTGCATCACCTACATCATCAGTACTAGGTGGTGCGTTAAATAAATTATAGTTAGCAGTTATTGTAACGCTTTCTCCTTTAGTATAATTTGTACCACCAGATATAGTTACGGTTTGACCTGTGTTTGTATTTGTACCATTGTAAGTTGCACCTGCATCTACAAAAAAGTTATCACGTTGAGTTGCATATAATCTTGTACCCATGCGTTCTACATATCTAACAAAAGCACCATCTATAAATCTTTTTACAATGCAATATGTAACGTCATCGTTTCCTTCAGACACGCAAGCTACACTTTCAAAAGTTCCATCTGTGTCATGTTGATGCCATGCTCCTATTTGTTGCTCTGGAACATATGTAAGACCTAATAATTTTCCACTACTACTTACTTGCCATACAATAGGTATAGGTGATTTTGATAAAGCCATATCTACAATTGTGAAATTATCAAATAAATGCGGAGCACGAAGAGATAAATCACCTGTAATAAAACCATTTGCTTGCCAGTTATAACCTAGTTCTCTTATATGACCGCCACGAGCAGCAGCATATACCAAGCTATTATTAACTATTACTGGTTGTGCATTGTTTGCACCAACATAAGATTGTGGTTTTACTGATATAGATGTAGGTGTTATTGCATCACTATTAACAGAAGTTACTCTCCATTCTGCTGATCCAGTAAGCATAAGTAAGTTTGTTAATGGAACAATATGTCTAATAGTATTAGCTTCACGTGCAGCTACTCTAAACTCAATGCGATCATCATCTCGTATTGGCAATCCAAAAGACATATTACTTTCAGTACCTGATTTAGTCATCCATATATTTTGTGGTGCATTATTTGTACCTGCAAACACTCTGCGTTGTTCAAAATAAGATACAGCACCGGGATAATTACCAGAGCCTACAAAATCATTTTCATGAATTGGTGGTGTTCTAGAAAAATCAGGAGCAATATTATCATCTACAAGTGTTGTTGCAGTAGTTTCACCAAGAAATCCATATATACCACCTTGTTGTTTGTAAACTCTATATCTACTAGCACCAGAAACTGCGTTCCATGTAATAGTATTTTTTGCTCCAGAAACAAAAATATTATTATTTACAGATGCCGCAGTTGATTGGTTACTTTCATCTACTAAATTAGATTTAACAGCCGTAACAACATATTCGTGTGAAACATAAGTATCTGTGTTTGTAGAAGTAGATGATGGTATATACATAGATACTGCTACGTTTGTAGGAGCAGTTAATGGACTATTAAAATCAATTACACGCAATTCCCATTGTGTTGCACTAAGTCTTCTTAATTCTCTAGGTGCATGGTTAGGATGCACTAATGTTATAACGTCAGCAGATTGCACATAATTAACATCAAACAATTCTGCTTCTAAATATGGATGTGGTATTTCGTATATGTTGGGATTTGTTGGCATTGGATACCAATTTGTAGCATTAGGTGGTTGGCTGTTTTGGTTTGTAGTTTTAGCGTAATAATTTATATTGTTATGTATAACTATTTCACCTACTGAATAAGTTCCATTACTATTCCATGCTGAACCATTGTTATAAAATAAAGTTTGTCCTTGTGTATGAAACCTAAAATACTGATCACCAAACTCAAGTATCATAGTTTGAGTTGTATTAAATGTAAAAGACAATAATCTTGTAGATTTTGAACTATTTTTTACTTCTCTAACAAATGCAAAGCCGGGTCTGTTTTGAGCAGGTCCTTGGGGTTTAGCAATAAAATTACGCATTGTTGCTGCACCTTGTTGGAATTTATTATCAGCAATACGTCCAAACATTTCTGGTGATATTTCTCCTCCAGAAAATGCTTGTTTAAAATTACGAGTTACTGGCATAAGTTACCTCCCAGATGTCCAAGGAACTATATGCTCAACTGTAATATCTCTATGTAAATTATCTGATTGTTTTGCACTATTCAAATAATTAACCATCATTTGTGAACTACGTTTTGCTTCTGCCGCACCTTGATCTCCTTTAATTACAGGACCAGCCAACATAGATGCTAAATGCCATGACAATGTAACTACAAATAAAGGTGAAAATAATGATGGATCAGTTACAAATGCTTGATATCTTAACATTGCGTTTTCTTGATTGGTATATATTAAATCGCCTTCTAATGAAAATTGTTGTGGTGTATATTGCCCTGCCACAATAGTAGGTGCATAGTTGGATGTTATACCTCCGGGGGTATCACCGGCTGACATTCTTGTAGCGTAATCGTTTTGTGCTGTAGGAGATATGATTGCAACAGGACTCATCATGTCCGCAGGGGCTACATATGCATAATCCCACTGATCAAGAGTATTAGTTGTTAATGCAATATTTCCACGCTTTGATGCAAAATTCCATGTATGCATTTCTAACAAACTGTTTCTTGCAATCGGATAAAAACGTGCAGCTTTTTCCGCCTGTGCAGATCCTTCTGGTGGATTTAGCGAAGCTATTGTTGCATCATCACCCAAATGTGCTAGGGCAAGGTTGCAAATATCTACTTCAGTTGCCATGTTATCTCCTATAAAAAGAGGAGGTTAGCAGTATTACTACTAGCCCCCCGGTAAATAAATAAGGTTGTAAATGCCTATTTATTTGCTGCTTCAAGTTGACTAATAAGAGTTTCTTTAGTTTGTCTTCTATCAAGCTCTACACCAATAGAACGACCATAAACTTCAAGTTCTGCTTTAGTCATTGATAAATAATCAATGGATTGAGTAGTTGGCTGAACATCCTCTGACACTACGGTTGGTGTGTTAGACGGCACAGGCAGATCAGATTCAGTTCCACCAACTAATTCAATATTACTATTGAACTCTCCGTTGTATTCAAACTCTTCGTCAGCTTCTCGCATAGATTGACCGACAAAACACTTGATTTTAGCTTTGTAAATAGGCATAAATTTTCCTTATTAAACTACGGTAAAGCCAGAAGCATAGTACTTTTGACCATCACCAATTGTCTCTACTATATCAGCAGTAACTTTACCTGCATTCATAGTACCAACAACAGTGTATCTAGCACCTAGATATCTCTGACCCTTGCCAGCGATGTCTGGATTTAAAGTAACAACAATGTTTTTACCTAATGTAAGTGCTGCTGTAGCTAATGTTGTACTGCTACCAATAACAGTTGGTGTACCTAAGTTTGCACTAGCACTAGTAATAACTTCAAAAGTTACGCTAGTACCGTTAGCAAATGCTTCAGTAAGTGCAAAATTCATGTACAAAGTTTTACCTTCACCCATGTCTCTTGCAACACTTAAATCAACAGTGTTTGTAGATACAGCAGTTGTTGTTACCGCTTGATCTTCGCTCACTCTGAGCAGACTATCTGTAATCATTTTAGATCTCCTTTAATAATAAACAAATTAAACTACACGAGCTTCGCTGTTAATCAACGCATCTACTCTTCTTAGAGGTACTCCAAGGAATGATAAGTAGTTTTGTGCTGATCCAAACTGTGATAAACCTTCTTGTATGTTTAATACGTTTTGTGATTTATCAAGTGCTGCGATAGCCATGCCTGAGTGAACAGTTCTATTCATATAGAACGCTGCTCTTCCCATTGCCATGTTTGGTATTCTGTACAATGCTCTAGCCATCAATTTAACTAAGTTAGTTGAAGCTGCTGCTGTTTGTGTACCAGTACTACCAAGGAGGTCAGAAATGTCGATGTTGCAAATACGAACAACGTATCTCCAATCTTTAACGACCAAACCGTTTTTCCA